TATCTGAGAAATAGTAAGCAGTCCTGAGGAAATCAATTTTTTTATTTCAATCGAGTAATTTATATCATATTCATAATACCAATATTGCGCAATATTAGGGTGTTCAAGAATGCGACCATCAAGATATTTTAAAAAGAAAATATCAGTCGACAACATAGGAACATTACTGGTATTTGCTGAAATATTGCACAATTCTTGATAGGATGGAATCGCAGTCTGAAATCTCTTGCTTTGTAAGTCATTATTTATATGTGGAAGGTCAAGCATTTCACTATCGTAGATACCTTCTCTTTGTAAGGCTTCTTCATATCCTAATTGTACAAGATATGGAACTTCCTCATCTGTTATGGAACTGCCATCTGGATGAAATATTACTCCATTGTGCTCAACATATTGTTCAGAATGAATAGAAGGTGAAGGTTCGATATCAGTAGGTTCGTTCTGTGTATTTACAGAACAAGTTGCTGCTGATTGACCAACTTGATATGTTGGTGAATCAGGAATATTGTTTATAGCTACATTAGAAGCTGAACCAGTACTTGTTTTTTTATTAAAAGCAATTTTGGTTAGTAGTATTCCGATTATAGCAAAAATGAAAGTCAAAAGGAGACAGAGGACAATAGGAATTGATGGATTTATAAAACAATTTATAATTCCACCAATGGAACACAATAAAAAATAAATTCCCAAAAAACCACATATAATTCTTGATAAAACAGAAAAAACTTTTTTCATAACATACCTCCTAGTCGTGATTAATAGAATAGTACCACAAATATAAGAAAAAGCATATAAAAAAACCGGAAGGAAAATTAATCCTTCCGGTTTTTTGCATTCTCAAGCAGCTGATCAACAAAAACATCCAAAGCACTCTGCGATTCTGGCGAAAGCTGTGAATATGTACGAACGATATTTAATACAGCCTGATAAAACCGCCTGTCCGTGTGCTCGAGAATCTCAGAAACCAGTGCTGCATCCTCGTCATCTGGAATCTGGAATATCTCGCCTTCACCATCACGGAGCCATGCCTCATTCACATTAAACTCCCGGCAGATTGATTTACACATCTGATCGGTGAGGTTCCTTTCTCCCTTTTCCAACTTTGATATCGCTGTTTTACCAACACCAAGACGTTCACCAAATTTTTCCAATGTAAGATTAAGTGCTTTTCGCAATTCCTTAATACGTTCTCCCTGCGCCATGTCACACCTCCATATCTAATTTTCTAAACATAGAATAACACCTGAAAAATGTTAAGTCAATAAAAAAGTTGGCAAAGGGGACAAAAAAGTGTTGACAAATTGGCAAAGGGGAATATAATGTAGGCATAGGGCACAACAATACAGCACATGAAAGGAGAAAAACATGGAAGAAAAGAAAAAAGAGCTCATAAAGAAAATTGACCAGTTAAAACCCATTGATCTGCTCATGATTCAGAACGTAGCGGATGTACTGATCACCAGGGACAAGATTGAGACATCAAAGAAACAGCTTGTGCAGCAGTAGAAGGGAGATGATTGAATGGAACAAAAAACAAATATGCAAATTATTGTGGAAATTAAGAGCATAGAACATGCGAAAGAGCTCTTAGATGATCTAAAAGCTCTTTCGAATAAATACGACGTTTCGATTAATCTGTCGATTGATCCAGCTCATCGAGGGTCTCATATACAGATTTGATGATATTATTTACTGACTCTAAGTCGATCATACTTGTTTCCTTAAATACATTATTTGATGAAACAATAATCTGTTTCTGATGTGCACGGATGTATTCAATAGCAACATCAACGGCAAGTTCTTTGTTTGATTTACTCATTAGCGTATCTCCTTTCGTTAATACTCGGCATGGCGGTGCCTGTATAAAGAATTTTAACACTGAAGGAGAACATTTACAACAATAGTAGAAAGGAGTTGATTAAGTGAAATGTACTAATTGTGGGAATACCAATATATCCCAAACGGCTAATTTTTGCATCATATGTGGAAAGAAATTAAAGAAAGGGTGCAAATGTTGGGTAAAAAAACAGGACAACTATGATTGCGGAAAAGATAGTTGCCCTGGATATGGACTTTTTTTACAAGAATCAAAGTCCAAGCGATGATTTTGCTAGTTCGCAACCGAAATCAATTGCAAATTGGCGAATTGCCTCTGCTGTAAATTTACCACATGTTAGAAGTGCTTTTTGAATTCTAATAGTTGCAAGTTTGGTTTTGGGCGTTTCAACAATGATATCTGGAAGGGAAGCTTCAAGATTTTGTCTTTCTAATTCAGAGAGTTCAGCATCTTCTTGAATCATTAATGCAGTTGCTTCTATTGCTGCAGAAGTCCAAGGGTATGGTTTTCCACACGAACGGCAGTAGGAAGGTTTTTCAAACTCAGGTGTATATGTAACAACTGCATTGATATGCCACTCTTTAATTGCTGAATTGCAGTTGGGGCATTTGGAAATTAACTCAGCTCCACATTTTTCGCAATATTCAGTTGATTTAAGCGGGTGCCGTTCGATAATAGAGTGTCCATTAGTACATATTTTTACAAAAAAATCAGACATATAAGATCTCCTTTCGTGATACTCGGACGCGGCAACGTCCTGTAAGGAAAAGGATAGCATAGTGAGAAAGAAACTACAAGTTGGAAGATATAGAGGAGATGAGAAGGGAGATGAGAAGAATGAATTCATCAGATGGAATCCGAAGCCTGGAGATTGATTTTGACAAAGAAATTTTAAAAATTAATGGGCAGGAAGTGAAAGAAAGGATTGTAATTGTCTCGCTTCCGGGTCCGGAAGGCTATAAGTATAAAAAAGCATTCAATATGAATAATGAGCGGATTTCCGGAAGCAGAGAAGTAATAGATGTCTGTTATTACAGAACAGCTAATGATAGTAAGCCTTGATAACAGCAATATGTCCCTGATACTTCATGTAATCAATTTCATAAATGGCTTTGCCTAAAACGATATCCCCACAGATATCAGATAATGCAGGGTCGGTAGCCAAAATTGCCAAGAAGTCGCCATGTTCATCAGACATATTTATAACTTTAGTTTCAATACCTTTAATAAATATTTTGACATCGTCTGATGTGCCAAATAGTTTTTCTGGTGGAATATTTAGTTCTTGCATATTTGAGATTCTCCTTTCCTATAGACTCGGACGCGGCAACGTCCTGTAAGGAAAAGGATAGCATAGTGGGGAAGAAACTACAAGTTGGAAGATATAGCGGAGATAAGAAGGGAGATGATTGAGTGACAGAGGAAAGACATGAGTCATTTGATGATGCGTCAAAGCGTTTTACACAGGATCCAACATTATTTATTACAAATGAGGCACTGAAAATTTTATATGAGACATGCGATGTGCAAGTTAAATTGGATGCACTGAAAATTTTAGCGGCACAGCGTTAACTATGCCGCAGCAGATTGCGTAATAGCAAAAAGAAAATCCACGCCGCAGGAGTACAACGTGGATTTTGAAGAGAAGTTTTTCACATAATGCGGGAAAGATGGCAACAGTCAGGGATTTTTAAAAACCCAAGGTCAAAATTCTCCTCAATGAAGAAAGTGCCAGATTGAAAACCCTGTTCCCACTGGATACCGGTGAATGAAATGTTGTCGATGCGGTCACTAAGAGCTGCTTTCTCATCAGGAGAAAGTTGTGAAAAATCAATGTGGTACTGATGTAACATAAGAAACCTCCTTGTTCAGTTGATAAGACAATTATAAAAAACAAGGAGCGGGAAATGCAAGGAAATAATTGAAAGGAGAAAAAAAGTGGGCAGTAAATTATGCGAGAACAAAGAAAAGAAACGCTATGACTATGTAGCCGGTTTATTGACTGGTGGATTCAGAGCAAAGAATCTGACAACGAAGGACGTGAGTTTAAAAAGTGGGATTCCAGAGCGGACAGTTACAGAGCGAATCAACCATCCGGAAAAGATCAGGTTGAAAGATTTATACAGCTTGACGGATTTGGCGGGAATAAAGATCACGTTTGAATATAAGGAGATGCCGGATTGAGGAGAGTGACAATGAAAAATAAGAAACCATTTTATGTGATGGCAATCGTAATCATCATCATGTATGCAGTGATCTATATTTTACGACCGGCGCCGGTATCTGGACAGCCTGTCTCCGGTGTACTTAAACAGATCACACCAGTTGCACCGGTGCAACAGCCGGAGACAACACCAAGTCAGGAATATACAACATGCACTATAGATATTGCAGAGGAAGAATACTGGGACAGCCTGGAACTGCTTGCAATCTGTGTCGAGGCGGAAGCGGGGAATCAGGGATTACAGGGGAAACGTCTGGTTGTGGATGTGATCTTAAACAGAGCAGAAGATCATTCCGGAGAGTGGCCGGACACGATCGCCGGTGTGATATCCCAGAAGAATCAGTTCACATCATATTGGGACGGCGGGATGGCAGACATCTGGGAACCGTCAGAGGAGACGTACCAGGCGGTAAAAATGGAAGTAGAACAGAGAGGATATCCGGGAATTTATTATTTCCGGGAAGGTCAGTGGTCTGATTATGGGACACCATGGAGAAAGACCGGAGCACATTATTTTTCGAAGAAATGAGGAGAGAAAGATGATCACATTAGATTTAACAAAAGAAGAGACTTTTATGCTTCGCGATTTAGCAACCGGAGCAGACTGCGGGTATGAATGGATGCAGGAGATTGCAGACGCTCTGGAAGAAAAACTTGAGGAAGCGATAAAAAAACCGCAGATGAAGCGTTCGGAGTTCAACCGGCAGATTTCCGACACAAAAACCCGATGGGAAAATAAAGGACTCGCAACTTCTATGATGCTGGCGAAAGAGGCGGAACTAAAATTTTATTATGACATTGTGGAGGACGACGATGAAAACACCGGAAGAACTGGAAGACTGGGCGGCAAATTGTGCACGAAGTTTTGAGACGACATTTGTTGCAGGAAAGTACGGACAGGCTGCCATGACGGCGGAGCAGATCTACACATCCCTGAATTTTATCGGGATGAAACAGGAAGCAGAGCTGATCATGGAACAGATCGGCTGGGACAGGGTTAGAAAAGCATTTTCGGAGGCGAGGATAAATGTTGAACGAGGACCAGATCATAAAAAAGCTGTATGACCAGGTGAAGATATTTAAAGACCACATGATGAGAAAAGAGTACCTGCAGGCAGTCTTGTGTGCGGATCAGGCATCCATGGTTGTGATGTGCCTGGATATGGGAGAAGAAGTCAGAGCGGAGCTTTTTGGAGTACGTGATAAGAATAATCCGGTAATTGGCTTAATCGATGAAGCACAGTATATAAAAGCTCTTGACTGGTGCATTTTCCACGGGTTTTCACATACAGTACATACGTTCGAAAATGTAATAAAGAAAGAGCATTGAAATGCTAGGTTTCAATGCTCAGATAGGTGCAATACACACCATACTTATGACAGGTATAGTGTATCATGCGCCTGCTGAAAAAGCAAGAGAAAAAAGGGGATAAGCCGCCGGCTTATTTAACAATCTCAATATATTAAACTTAGCAGATACGGAGCAGGGACATGGCACACAGACATGATGTTTATGAGTATGGAATATATAGAGAACACGAAATTAAGTATGTAGGAAAATTTGGAGCAAAGGGAGAGAAGAGAGCCAAGAAGAAAAAAGCTACACCCGAGCAGGTAAAAAAACAAAATCAATACAACAGGGAAAAGAAAATATTACGGAAGATCCGATGCAACTTTGAACCAGGCGATCTGTGGCTGACAATGAAATTTCCAAGGGGAACAAGAATTCCGGTGGAAGAGATAAAGAAAGTCCGCAAAGCCTTTTTCGATACTGTGAGAAATAAATATAAAAAGAGAGGACAGGTATTGAAGTTTGTATACAGGATAGAAGTAGGGGAAAGAGGAGGAATCCATTTCCATGTACTGATGAACAGGCTGGATGGAATACCGGGAACAGCGGAGATTGTATCTGAGGTATGGAACAGGCTGACAGATGGACGGGTGAATTATGAGCCGGTGTATGAAGGCGATTATTTTAAAAGTTTGGCAAATTACATCGTAAAAGAACCTACAGAAGAAATTACAGGTCAGATGACATTGTTCGGAGAGGAAGAAGAAACAAAAATTTTTGTCAAATATGACTGTTCAAGAAATTTAAAGATGCCGGAAAAAGAAACACATAAATATAAGCGTCGGACGGTAAGAAAGCTGATCGAGAATGGACCAGAGCCGCAACCGGGATATTACATAGACCGAGACAGCATCCGATACGGAGTAAACCCGTACACAGGCATGTCGTACTACTACTATACAGAGATCCGGCTGGAACGGGATGCCGGAGAGATCAGAAGGGAGCGTGAGGATCTATGCAGGCGGTCAGCATCTACGTCACCACATCCATAAAGGGCAGATGGGAGCGTGACGGCTACATTGGATATTGCCTGGAATATTATCCATCAGGAAAGAGCCTGCCGGAGATAAGAAAACACATTGAACCTGTTGAACAGATGAATGGAAACAGGGCAGAGATGGAGGCTCTGATACGTGCATTTTCCCGTATGAAGAGAAAATGCGAGCTGTCAATTTATACAGACAGTGAATACCTGTACAACGGATTTGCAGGCAGGGAAGATGTAGCACAGTGGATTAAGAGAGGATGGATCACGACCAGAGGTCAGCCGGTAAAAAATAAAGATAAGTGGCTGGAGCTGATCCGGGGCAAGCAGGGGCACTTATGCAGTTTTTATTTAAAACAGCCCAATGCCTACACGAAGGAACTGATGGAAGAAATGGAACGAAGGGAGAAAACGAGAAATGTTTGAGAGATTCGGAGAATTTGACAGCGCAGAAGAAATAAACCTCACAGCAGAGGGATTGAAAACAGAAGGAGATATGGAAAGTCTCCTGGTACTGGCAGAGGAAAATGGAATTGATAAAGAGGATGCCAAAGATTACTGGGGCGGATACACAGATACACTGACGACACCGCTTGGGGCGGCGATCGGAAAGATCGATGTGGAATGTAAAGATTTAAAACCGAAGCAGATCATGATTGACTGGGTGGATTACATCAGATCACAGTGCATGGAGCATGACGATATGGCGGTCGCGGTACGCAGGAAAGGGAAAAGCATCAAGGGCTGTATTGGGAAGCTGTTGGAATGGTCATTTAAGAATCAGATTCCAGTGGACAAAGATATTTTAAAAGAGGCAAAAGTAAATGCCAGCCGTGTGACACTTGGAATCCCAGGAATGGGAGAAGCAAAGAAGATCATAAAAAGTTATTACACGGAGGCGAAATGATATGGCAGCAGTTAGGGAAAATGAGGAAGAGAGAATAAGACAGCTGGAAGAATTGACGCCGGAGCTTCCGAAGAATTTTAAAGAATGGTGCGGGGAGAAATTTAAAACGCCGGAAATTTATTATAAAAGAAAAGGCAATTTTGCAGAATGCACCTGTGGGAAATGCGGCGGGAAATACGAAATCTACACACCGAAAGATCTGGAATATAGAACACTGCATGATGAGATCCCAAGAAGAGGAGAGCGGGCAGTATGTAAAAAATGCGGGAATATATCAACTTATCAGTGGAAAAGGATCACAGAGCCGGTAAGAGAGAGTGCGAGATTTTATTTATACCAGAGATCAAAAGATAACAACCTGTTTGTGCGGATTTTCACATATTACAGGAGATACAGTCAGTTTTCCAAAATGGAAGAGTTGCTGGAAGAGGACAGCCGGTATTTTTTACAGCTTGGAAAAGTAGAGAAAATGGTACGTTCTTACACTTACAGACAGGATGAATACCAATGGATCATATCAGATAGAACAGGATACCCGTATTTGAAGACTTTACATGGAGATTTATATCCCGGTTGGAGAGAAGAGATTAAACAATCCGAATTAAAATATTTTATGGAGCAGATATTGGTAGAAATGGCGATGAACAACTGGGGAAGACAGACATTTAACGGTGTCAGTCTAACGGATGCCATTATGACATATGCAAACAACCCGGCAATCGAGATGTACTGCAAAATGGGAATGCACAGGCTGGTAAGACATCTCATATGGAAAGAGGGAAGAAGTGGACTTGTAAACAGAAAAAAAGACACCTTACAGGGACAGCTCCGGTTGGAGAAAAAAGAAAATATAAACAAGGTGATAAAAGCGGCGGGAGACTTGGGTTTACTGGAGACTCTGCAGTTTGAAGAAAAAGAAGGCTATGCGTGGAAACCGGAGCAGGAAGAATGGATAGCGGAAATATTTGACAGGGAGATGAAAAAAAGAATAAAGCATCTGTTAAAATACATGACCTTGCAGCAGTTGATAAACAGGACAGAGAAATATGCAATTCAAAAATACAGCCCGGTGCCGGAGGGATGGAAGCCGTATGGAAATTATAAAGGGAATATTGTACAGGAATACGATGACTATCTCAATATGCGTGAAGAACTGGGCTATGACATGAAAAACAGCGTATTCATTTATCCACGAGATCTTGAACTGGTACATGACCAGATGACAGGGGAAAGCAATGCGAGACATGATGAACTGTATATTAAAAAGAAAAATAAAGAGTTTCCGGAAATTGCAAAAAGATACGAGAGTCTTTGTAAAAAATATCAGGCAGCAGCGGAGGGATACATTATCAGACCGGCAAAGGACGCAGGGGAGATCATCATGGAAGGAAGAAAACTGCACCATTGTGTCGGTGGTGACAATTATCTTTCAAAACACAACAGGGGAACGACAGCAATTTTGTTCCTGAGAAAAGAAAAGACACCGAACACACCGTATATCACGATTGAGATCAGCGGCACAAAAATATATCAGTGGTACGGAGCGCACGACAAGAAACCGAAACGGGAATTTTTTGACAGGTTATTAGCGGATTACACAAAACAGCTGGAAGCCAGGAAAAAGAAACCGGATAAAGCATTCATAGCAGCAGTATAGAAAGGAAGCACAGATGGAAGAAATCATGACACAGGATCACAACGTAATCACATATACAGATTATGCGACATATAAGCACGATCTGGACACGGAACTGCAGGGAGCAGTAGAAAAATTCGTGAGAATCGGCTACCTGTTAAAAGTGGCACAGGATACGGGTATTTTAGCGGGTTCAGGCTATTCGAACGTCAATGAATTTGCCATGAAAGAATACGGGCTTGATAAAACACAGGTATCACGTTTTATCCGGATCAACGATCGATTCTCAAAAGATGGCTATTCCATGGAACTGAAAGAGGAATATCAGAAATTCGGCTATGCGAAATTATCACTTATGCTGACACTGCCGGATGAGATCAACGAGATTCTGACGCCGGAAATGAGTAAAACGGAAATCAGTACTGTAAAAGAAGAATTTGAGGAAGAGCAGAAAATCTCAGATATCGAAGTAATGATTGAGCAGGAGACTGAGACAACGAAAACGGCGGAGACAATCTTTGAAAAGGTGATTTTAAATATTTTCCATGATGAGCCGCAGTTATTCAAAGACGTGATCAATACGTTGAAAAATGGACAGGATGTGCTTGAGATCATGGCCCCGGCGGACATGAAAGTTTACATGACGAGAATCCCGGGAATCGGAAAACTTGCCGTATCCGTGAACAATTTGAAGAAAATGATCGAGATCGTAAGCACAAGAAGCATGGAAAAAGAACAGATCATGCAGGAGGAAGTTACCGAGACGATCAGGAACATGACAGGATCATTTGATGTGAAGAGTGCATGGGAGAATATGTTTCATGAAAATTTTCCGGAAACTGAAAAAAGCAAAGTTGCACCGGTGCAACGGAAAGAGTCACACGTGCAGCCATCGAAAAAGAAACCGGAGCCGGTAAAAGAAACACCCAAGACACTGCATGACATTGAGCCGGACATCCCGGAACCATCCCCGATCGAGCCGGAGGAACAGCCGGAAGATATTAAGACAGATGAGCCGGAGGCGGCCGGCGAGCAGCAGTTACCGGGACAGGACAGCATTGAGAACCATCCGGAATACATGCCAGATGAACCGGAAAAAGAGGAAAAAGAACCGGAAATCACAGAAAATGAGACGAAAAGTACAGGAAACATAACAGAAAATGCAGAAAACAGTATGACTGATAATAAAAATATAAACAAAGGATATAAATCGGCGATCACAAACAATCTGAACACGTTACAGAACCTCTGGAACTCCGGAGATCCACACAGGATAGAAAAAATGATTTCCATTCTGGATGATCTACACTGGAGGCTGAGGAAGGTTGAGGAAATCGAAGAGACAGAAAACGAGGAGGACTGACATGCAGTACCGGACCAGAAAAAACATGAAGTTCCAATTCGATGAAGAAACCCGCCGGACCATCTATTACCGCGACGATGAGAGCTGCATCTTCTGCAGGTGGCAGTACCACATGGAAAATAAAGATCCGATGCTCTACCGGACAAAAGATATCATGCATTACATAAACAAGTCCCAGGGCGGACTTGGTGTACCACAGAACGGAGCAGTGGGCTGCCGGTACCATCACATGTTATTGGACAACGGCAGTAAAGGACTCCGGTCAGAGATGATCGTAATATTTAAAGAATACCTGATGCAGCAGTATCCGGACTGGAATGAGGACGAGCTGCGGTATAAGAAATGGAATTTTCCAACTTTTGGTTAATCAATATATCACAGGATACCAGTAAACGCGCGATTCTCCGGCAACCGGTGCCGGAGAGAAAGGAGAAAAATGTGCTCAACAGCAAAGTGTATATAAAAAAGTGTATTATCTGCGGAAAAACCTATGAATCAATATCAGCAAGAGCACTTACCTGTGGAAAACCGTGCAGAAATGAGTACCACAGAAGAAAAGACAGAGAGAAAAGAAGCGTAAAAACATGTAGAAACAGTACATTAGATGATGTTTTAAGAAAAGCAAGAGAAGCCGGGATGAGCTACGGAAAGTATGTAGCGACGGTAGAGAGGATAGCAAAATGAAAAAGAAGGATGTATTGGAATTAAAAAGAAGATTAACGAAGAATGACTGCACATTTTCCCGTATTTGCGGCTGTTATGTAGACGGGGATGGAAACATTGTGACAATGTTCGGAGAGACATTTTTAAACCTGCCGGATGAAGAATTTTATAAATATCTGGATATTGCAAAAGGAATCTTTAAGGGAAAACTGAAAGACAACATGTTGAATCTGGAACTTTCGGAAGAGGCAAAAGAAGAAAACGACATGCAGCAGTTCCTGCTTGCGATAAGAGACAGCGGTTTAAAAGACGAGAATCTGCTGGAAACATTTTATGACAGAGTGATTGATAATTATGATCATGTCGGAAACTATCTGATCCTGCTTTACGTGATGCTTATGACGTTATTACATATACCTCAGACAATAACAAGATAGACGAGTCAGAGGATGTGTATGAATATCTGCTCTGTGCGATTTGCCCGGTAAATCTGACAGCTCAAGGACTGGCATACAGCGAGGAGGAGAACAGGATTATAAACAGGATCAGGGATGCGGTAGTCGGAGCACCAGATACAGGATTTATATTTCCGGCATTTACAGACCGCGAGGAAGACAGGGATGCAATGCTCTTTTATACAAGAGACACGAAAGCACCACATCAGGAATTTGCACGGGCGATGGGATGCATTGAACAGACAACGGCAACGGAGCAGAGAGAAGCATTAAAGACGATCATCACGGATATTCTTGGGGATAGTGACGAAGGAATCAGAATGTATGAGAATTTTCATAGAATCCTGGATGAAAAACTGGAAGAGGAAGCAAAGAAAGAACTGGAACGGGCAGAACAGCAGAAATTAACACTTGGAATCCTGGGCGAGACACTGGAAAAAGCAGATGTAGCAAAACCACAGGTTGAGGAAATTCAGAAAACATACAGGAAAACTTTTGAAGAGGCCCCGACCATTGCAGCAGTGATCGATGGAAAAGCGGTCAAGAAAAGTTACGAAAGAGACGGCGTTGAGTCTATGAAAAAAATGTTAAAAGATGCTGCAAAAGAGATTGAGATCTTAAACGGAGGAGAGACGGAACTGTCAGAGAGAATACGGGAAGTTACGGGAGTTTAGGAGGGGTTTACATGCACAGAGACGGAAAAGAACGCCGCCAGATCATTAAGGCAATGGTGCAGCGACAAACAAGAATATCAAAGCATCCGGACCAGGATGCGTTGAAAAGATTCAGAGAAGTGCCGTATCGGTTGCGGTATGGGAAGGAGAAGAAAGATGCTGAATAGAGAAAAATATGCGGAAGAGATTTTAAATATTGCATGTGAAGGAGGCAATATTGCGTTAATTAATGGAAAACTGGAAAAATGCAGGGGAGTCTGCGATAAATGTGATTTTTGCGATAACGACATTAGAAATACTGGTCGTTGCAGAGAAAAAGCAAAAGAGTGGGCGAACAGCCAGTATGTTGATTGGAGCGAAGTTCCAGTCGATACACCGATTTTGGTCAGAGATTCTGAACTTTTTGCGTGGAGCAAAGAACATTTTGCAAAATATGAAGATGAAACGGTTTATACATGGGATTATGGAAAAACGTCATGGAGCACATACGACGGTAAAATGAGTAGCTATAAATATGCTATGTTGCCGGAAAGTGAGGATCAGAATGAAAATAAGCAGGATTAAAAACCAGATATCTGAGGCAGCGACAGAAGCCTGTGGGTATTCTCCACTAACAAAAGTGGTTTCAGAGGAAGAAATCAACAGGATTTTGGAGCAGGAAAGCGGATGGATTCCAGTAAGTGAGAGACTGCCGGAAGAATCTCTTAATAGTGTAATTGGATGGGATACATATCGAAACCGTTGTTGCTTTGTACAATATTTGGGAGGACGGTTTGTCCTCGGTGATGATATTGATAGTGTAAATGTCACAGCCTGGATGCCGCTGCCGGAGCCGTACATGGAAAGCGAGGGATAGCAATGGAATATGGCTATATCAGAGTTTCTTCCAAAGAGCAGAACGAAGCCAGACAACTTGATGCATTGCATAAACAGGGCATAGAGGACAAAAATATCTATATGGATAAACAGTCGGGTAAGGATTTTAACCGCCCGAAATATAAAATCCTTTATCGCAAACTGAAAAAAGGAGATGTACTGTACATAAAAAGTATTGACCGGATGGGAAGAAACTATGATGAAATTATACAGGAATGGCGCCGAATCACACGTTTTCGTGAAGCTGATATTGTGGTGTTGGACATGCCGCTGCTTGACACGAGGCGGGGGAAAGACCTTATGGGTACATTCCTGAGTGACATTGTATTGCAGGTGCTTTCCTTTGTGGCAGAGAATGAGAGAACCAATATCCGGCAGAGGCAGGCAGAGGGAATTGCGGCAGCAAAAGCCAGAGGTGTGAAATTTGGCAGACCATCAATTCCATTGCCGGAGAATTTTGACCAGATGCGTAGGAATTGGAGAGCCAGACACATCACAATAGAGGACGCGGCAAGGGAGTGCGGAATGTGCACAAAGACATTTTATAGTAAGGCGGTAAAAGCAGAAATGGAGGAAAATGATGCAGAATAGATTTTTATCCCGTGGAAAGCGGATTGATAATGGGGAATGGGTGGAAGGATATTTATATGGTATCTGGGAGAGAAGATATATCCTATGGGGAATGACCAATGATATCCCGAACATGGTCGAAGTAGACCCAGAAACCGTCTGCCAGTGCACCGCAATGCCTGATAAGAACAACAAACTGATCTTCGAGAATGACATTGCCATAAAGCATAATGATGATGATAAAGAGCCATATCTGATTAGATGGAGTGAGAATTACGCAGCATGGGAACTGGCACAATGCGGATGTGCTATGTACGGATTTTTCGATGTTGATTTCGGCGAAATAGAGGTAATCGGTAATGCGATTGATAATCCGGAGCTGTTGGAGGTGTAAACATGACGGAGAATGAAGCAATTGAAGAATTAAAATTTGATTGTAACGAACTTGGAAAAGCGATTCCGTGTGATACATCATGGGGGAAATCTTTTGAAAATGCTTATGCAATGGCAATAAAC